ATTAATTGGAGTGATTGATTTCGGCTCTATTTCTGATAGTGAATTTTTCCCTAAATTGAATGCTTCTAATTGAAATTGTTTTAATGCTATTTCCAACCTGCCAAAGCCTTCGTCTGTTAAGCTGCCATCCTTTAGCAACTTAATCATCTTACCAATTTGATCGTTAATTTCAACCATTGTTAAGGATTTAAACCCTGTGAATGGTGTTTCAGGATTTGCCCCTAATGTTACATTAGATCCCTCGTATAACTTAATCTCTTTTATTGTACGTACTCCAGTCTTTTGGTCATAATCAGCCTTTACAGTACTAAACCCGATTGAGTGCTGAACCACAATTCCCTCAGCATATAATACCATTGCATCTTTTCCGTATGATGTTGGTGCAATCTTAGACTCAAAGTATATCCCTTTTTCCTGAGCCTCTAATACAGTTGGTTTGCCATGCGGCTGCGACCAGTTATGTTGGTTCAAAAAGAATATCTCATTGGAACCCATCGGCCCACGTTCTGCGATTGTTTTATTAGCTGCTCCGGATGCAATGATATCATCATCATAATCCATATTGCCAAAACTTGCAAAATAGCCTGTAACAGTCATCCTTTCGGAATCCATGTCCTTAATTTCGGCTTTAAAGTTTTTATATTCTAATAATCCTTTCATCTTTACAAATATATTAATTTTTTAAATATCAATTATCCTTTCAAATATGGAGGCGTTCTTGGTTTCAATATCGGTAATCCATCGCTATCAACTATTGCCTCAGTAGCCATAACGCATCTGCAATTTACAACTTCCTTAGCAAGTGCTGATGGATCGCCTGGATACATCATAGCAGTACCACCTACCATAAAAGGTTGGTTGATAGCTATCCTTTCATTTGTCATTGCCAAATGGCTTAGCCTTGTCCTTTTATCCTTTGTGTTAATCCAAAACTTATTAACCTCGTAATCCGAACTTTCAGCACCCATATTAATTCCATAATTAGCAGCGGTTGTTGATTCCGTTCTAGCAATTACTAAAGACCTTGCCCTATTAAATGCCGGATCGTTTAATGTTTCTTCGAATAGCTTTGCCTGATCTCTTCGACTTAAATTTTGTCCTAAAATATCAGCTAATAAGTTTTGTATTTTATCTCTGGTTGTATCGTCAATGCCTGTTACCTTATTATAACCTATAAACCGGAAATACTCAATCATTTCTTTATACCATTCAGCATTAAAGAAATCAGTTATAAAATCCTTTTTGGTTTTCGGTACTGAATTACGGATCCAGTCGTATGAAAATGTAGCAGCCGATGTTCCAACCCTACCATAGATTTTTTCTAATGCATCGTACAAAGGTTTTTGATTCACTAGGAACTGAACATAAACCTGCAAGTCATCAAAGTTAGTTTCATCTACAAAATTAGTAATAGCCTTTGTCTGCTCATCCAATGCTTTCTTTATTAGCGGATAGGCATAGGTTTCATACTCTTTATGCAGCCTTAAATACGTTTTGTGATATTTTACACTACTTGCCATTTATGGTTGCATTGTTATAAGCCTGATCTAATGATAAGTCCTCAATCGGTACTAAATTAGCAGGTACATAAACTTTCTCCATTTCAGGTGTGCTTAACTTATCATAACCCTGAGCAATTCGTTTTTCATCTGGAGTAATCCAATACGAATTAGAAAGCCATTGAGTAAGCTTTTCCATGTCCTCCTGCATTTCAGGATAACTACTAAAATCAAAATCAAAGTAGTATTTTTTTCCGTATGCCTTTGCATAAGGCTCACAAACAAATTTATTTATTGAATCTCTAATCTTTCGGGATAATGGAGCAGTTGCATTGTAAATTAATTGCTTAGATGCCCAACCCATGTTATTATCCGTAGATGCAGCCTCACTACCTGAGAATTGAATTGGAACGTGAAAGGCAGTAAATATTTTGCGAGTATCTATGTTTAACGATTCTATTAACTGTAAATCTGTCGATGGTAATCCGATTTGTGTCCATTTTAAAGGCCCTGAACTTGGGAATATACGATCCATTAATGATTCACCACGTTTTGCATCGACTATCTTTTCCTTCAATAGATTCATTTGGTCTTTAGTCAATGCAGCACCCTGACCATCAGGCGATATAAAACCCATTGCCCCACCATTACGGATTTGCTTTAGCAACTCATTATCGCCCTCATTCTCTTTCAATACGTTTCTGTAAATAGCTTTAATTGGGGATTGTCCGTATAACTGCGCACCTGTCAAAGTAAAGTCAGGATTAAAGGACTTAAAGTGAGCCACCTGATTAGCCGGTAAAGGTATCTCTTCAATATAAATAGAGGTTATGGAATAACCCTTAATTGGCTCAAACATACCGCCTGAGATTATCTCTATTGATTGGCTTGGCAAAGCATACAACTGTGACCAAATTTGTTTTTCAGTCATCATCTCATCCTTACCATTACCAAAAATGTAACCATCGCCAGTACATAGGTAAAAACCTGCTAGATCAGTCATCCACTCCTCATAAGTCTGTAAAGGATTAGGCTTTGCTAATAAGTCAAGAATCGGATTGCTTTCTACCTGATTAAACATCTGCTCTTTTAATTGCAATGTCCGCATCTTAGCGGATGCACCCTCAGCCATAGACATATTCTCATATATCTTTAAATCCTTTTTAGTTACGCCATCCTTAATCTCATATAAAGCATAGGCGCATTCAGCTACTTTTTTACTAATAATATCTATACAGGTATAAACATCTGCATTCTTCTGAAAACCCTCTTCAACAAATTTAACCTTATCAGAGAAATCAACAATCACCTGATTATTACCGATCCAACCGAATACATTTTGATTGTAAAGGTTAGCAGTTATATTTTGTTGCAATCCCGGCATTAAAGCCTGTAATTGATTGTTTGCTGCCTTTTCTATATCAGCCTTAAAGAACTTTTGAAGTATGCCCATAGTTACCATTCAAATGAATATTCCTGTACAAATTTAGACGCTAATTTATTTAATGCCACATATCTCAGCGGATCTATCAAATGGTTAAAAGCATCAATCGGCTCATTTAATAACTTGCCTGTTTTATCTTTTTTCCAAATGTACGAATAAAACTCTTTTTTTAAGTTATGGCTGTTTGCGGTTACATTTATCTTATATCGTTTTAATATGTCAATCCCTTGCTTAATACTATCAGGCCCTTTCATTGCCCCATGTATGTTAAATCCCTCTGCGTAAATCTCTTGTATTGACTTAGGCTCGGCGCTATCTGCTATAATTTCCTGCTCAGGACTTACCTTAAAATCTCTTAGCTTTTGGCAAATATCCATGTTTGTAAGTCTGGTTTCATAACACATTTCATTTACCCATAACTCTCCGGATGATTTATAAACCTCAATAATCCCTGTCGGATCATTAGTAAAACCAAAGTCGATTCCATAGCTTATTAATTCCGCATCCTCTGGTATAGCCTCACATACCGCCCAGTTACGGAAAATAACCCCTTCAATCTTCCCTGTTAACCCCCTTGCGTATACGTGCCATAACTCTAAATCAAGTTCTTTAATATCCTCAATTCGTTGGTGATCATCCTCAGATAAAAATGGATTATGCCGGTGATCTGATATTATTAGCTTTGTATCAGGCTGACCGATTAGTTTAGTATGCGCCCAAAATTCATTAGTCGGATTATAATCTAGGAATATTTGACCTCTTGTTCTTATTGCTAACTGCCAATAAATCTGATAGCTTATTCCATTAGCCTCATTACAAAACAAATAATCCCTTTTACCATTCTTTGCGGACTGCTCATTTTCAAAGGACACAAACTCAATCAGGGATCCATTCTTAAAATAGATTATCCGCTCAGTCTTATTCCAAAATTTTAATTGTGATTGAAGGTATTTATTATCCGCAAAGATACTTTCCGCATCTCGGTAAGCTCCTTTACGCAAGTTAGGCAATGACTCCCCAGCCACTGTTATTACTGATTTAGGCTGATTGACCGCCTTATAATAAAGCAATTGCATAATTGAGTAGGTTTTGCTTGAAGCCGTACCTCCTTGTAAAATGCAAACCTTTTCTTTAGTGTTATAAGCTTCATAAAAAACTACGCTACAATCAAACATATATCAATCCCGATCTATTCCTTACTTTACCATTCATTTGATGTTGTAAACCAGAATAATTTATATTTTTCATTATTGATGCTTGCCTTAAACTTTCATAATAAATACCTGTATTTAAATCTAAAACAATTTTTGGTTTATTTTTCCCAATAGCAGTTTTCCTTAAATTATTTTTAATAGCATGTATCATATTTTCAGATTGTGTACACCATTCTAAATTTTCAACCCTATTATCTGATTTAATAGCATTAATATGATTAACCTGAGGCAAATGATTTTGATTATCTATAAAATATTTTGCCACTAATCTATGTACGCTTTTAGTTACTTTTACATTATCAATAGAAATTCTTATCCTTTCATAACCTTCTCTTAATTGAGGTTTAATAATTTTAGGCTTACGAGTATAAACTGTATTATCTCTTTTTTTAATAACTTTAAATACTGACCTTATTCTGCCAATATTAGACACTTCATAATTGCCTTGCAATTCTGTTATTAATTTCCATTTTTCCATAAACAAATATACAAAAAATGTTAATCAGTGTCATACAATTAAACATCTATTTCATTTTCTGAATGTGGCAATGGCGGAGCCGTATTATAAACGTTTGGAGCTGGGACTCTAAAATTAATATCTCCATCTAAAGTTAAGTTTTGCGAAGCTTTGCCATAGGCTCTATCTAATAATACCTCAGCTGCCCTAACATCTCCTTTTACTGCTTTAGATCTTAATGCCATTAATATAGCTTTGGCCGCTTCAATTCCATCCTTTTCCTCACCTAATACATCAGCTAATAAAATATCTAATCTTGGTATTTTTTTTACTGCTCCTTTGGGATTGCCTGATACACCCTTTTTAAATTGAGTGTTTTTACCCCTCTCAATTAATTCCTCTCTGCTTGTATTCATTATGAACCTCCTTTAAATAATCTTTAAACTGTTTTTTATCCCCATATTTTATATGGCAATCCCTGCATAGCGCCTGCAAATTTTCAATAGTATCCGCCTCTTTAGTGCCTCCCATACCTCTACATTCTATATGATGTATATCAACCGCCTCACATCCGCAAACTTCGCAAGGAATAAAATCCGATTGATCAAAACCAAAGTAAGTTAAATATAATTTAGTGTGCTTTTTCAAATGGTTTACCGTTTAACTTGATTTCTATACTCGGATCTAATGCAATCATTCTATTTACTATTACATCGCAGTATTTAGGATCTAACTCCATTCCATAGCATTTACGATTAATTTGATGTGCAGCTACCATTGTTGAACCTGATCCTAAAAATACATCCAATATAATATCTCCTATATCAGATGAATTTTCTAAAGGTTTACTGCACAAAGGTATTGGTTTCATTGTAGGATGCTGATCTGACCTACTTGGTCTATCAATATCCCAAACTGTTGTTTGCTTTCTATCCCCACACCATTTATGAGATGCACCATCAAGCCAACCATAAATACAAGGTTCATGTTTCCAATGATAATCCGACCTTCCAAATGTTGAATTATTTTTATTCCAAACAATGTATGATTTAAAAAGAAAACCAGCATTTAAAAACTGTTGAATAAAATTGTGTGTTTCAGATGAAGCGTGCCATACATATATTGCACCCCCTTTTTTTAATGCAGTTGCCAATGTAGTATAAACATCATATAAAAACTTAGGAAAATCATCTAACTTATCATTTGCTATTTTTTCCCTTTTTTTACTACCACCTTCATAGTCAATGTTATAAGGTGGGTCGGTGTGAACCATATCAGCCTTTTGACCATTCATTAGCTTTGCAACCTGATCACTATCTGTACTATCCCCACAAAGCAACCTATGCTCACCTATATCATATAAATCACCTAAAACGGTAATCGGATTTTCTGGAGGAGTAGTATCAAAGTCATCTTCTTCAGCTTCCAATACTTCTGTATCAAAGTTAGGAACATCCAAACCCCACTCATCCAATTTATCCGCATCCCACTCATTAGCCAAATCATCCCAATTCCATTCTCCAAAACCAACGTTATCCTTAATCAGAAACTCATCCCTTTGTTCCTGAGTCCAATCATCAGCCAAAACAATAGGCAACTCTTTAAGACCAACCTCATGCGCTGCCTTTAGCCTCATATTGCCACCTAATACAACAAACTTACCATCTACATCGGTATAACATACCAAAGGCCTCTTTTCAAGCATCTCCGGAAATTCCTGAATAGACTTGACTAACTTTTTAAACTTGTCATCCTTAATAACTCTAGGATTTTTACTGTTTGCCTTAATGGCCGAGATTTTTACTTTCATATTTTTATGCCTGCTAATTGATTTTTGCTGCCTGCTCCTTGCCTGTAATTTATTCAAAGGTATTAAATTTCAACAATATCAAATCCATAAATCGCCTTAATCATTTTTTTCTTTAACCTATAAACAGGCAATTTCTTTGTCATCTCAGACTTTACATCAATAACCTCCAAAATATGACCATCTTTATAAGTAACAAAATCAGCCTTATAAAAACCTATTTTAACGCCATTTACAATTAGATCGTATCTAACCTGCATCTCAAATCGATCTATGATTTTAGCTTTTTCCTTTAGCCTGAGAATGCCATAATATCCGGCTTCCTTTTTACTATCAAAGGAAATTCCGTTTATTACTGTTTTGATATTTTTGTATTTATTCATAGCTTTTCTATTTCGGATTTAACGTCTTGCCACCATTTCATGGTAGAATATGTATCTGTATTTAACGGATTTGAGTGTGGGTTAGCACTAATTATATTTTGTACTGCTATCAATGCACATTGTTTAGCAAATCTTTTAGGTGTAGAGAATTCTAAAGTTTCATCACATTTATCTACTAATTCTTTTGCTTTTTCTTTTGCTGTTAAGTCTTTCATTGTGCTTCTTTTAAATCAGGATTTAATTCTCTTTCGATTAGCTTTACTATTATTTCTGCTTTCATTTCTTTTAGTTGTCTTTAATATTTGAGTTTAATTTAATCCCAAAGTTGATATAATACCTGCTCGATATGGTCTTTTAACTCATCCAATCTATCGGTATTCTTTTCTAATATTCTAAATGCGTTCTTTGATGCGCCTTTTAACTTCATTAGCTTATCATTAAACTTCCCGTATTCTGGTTTTCCTTTTACCTCCAGGCAAACAACCTCTAAATTCTCTGTTAATAGTTGGCTAAGTATGTAACTCATTGCCATGCTTTTTTCTGCTATTGTCATAAATATTTAAATATGTGTGAAATTACATCTACTGTCCAACCATTCCCGAGCATCTTATATCTCTGCGAATCGCTTACATGGTTTGTGTAGTTATCTGCTACTGTTTGTAGTCTTTCACATTCTAAAGGTGTTAGGCGGCGGATTGATGTGTTTTTTAAAAGTAATGCATCGCCTTTTGTGCATAACGTACTTAATTTACCATTATCTCTCCATCTAAAACCCTCATCATGTCTAAAATCCCCTACTATTATTTCAACCGCATTTGTGTTGCCGGTATCTAAGCAATATGTTTTGCCATCGTTACGAGTTAAATGTCCTGTACCTCCTTTTTTAGGATCACCTGAACGTGGCATTGTATTGTGTACAATTAACATATTATCAGTTGGGCATAAAGCTGCATTTGCTCTTAAACTATTACCTTTATCAAATTCATTTTTAGGATTAAATCCAAATCCTGTGCCTTTATCATCATGTCTTTGTTTATGCCTTTGAAACGCTGCTATTAATTTTTCACTCAGATAATATTTATCATTTACCTCACTTTCCAAAACATCCTTTAATAAAATACCTTTATCCTTTGGTTGCTCAATCATAGAAACTAAATCACCAAACAATCCACCTGGTTGCATTCCAATATTAGTCTAGTAGATACGTTTTCTATTCTGAGCAGATAGCAATGCAGAGTTAATATGAATGCCATTTACACCAATTGCTTTGCTTAATACCTTTTCCCATTTTTCGCCCATTTCTACATTTTCTAATAAAAAGTATTTAGGCTTACATTCATTAAGCAACCTCATAAACTCCCAAAACAAATATGATTGACCCTCAAACTCATAGCCATCTGCTTTTAACTCCAGATAGTGGTTTAATGTTAAAATCTCTGTTTCGCATTTAGTTGCCATTCCTTTACGTTTTCCTGCAAAGCTAAATGACTGACAAGGTGAACCACCTATCAATAAATCTATTTTAGGCAAATCAGAGCCATTTACATTTACAACGCTTCCTAATTGTTTAGTATCTGGATAATTAGCCATTGTAACCTGCATAGCATATTTATCAATTTCAGATGCAAAGTAATTATCTATTTCTATTCCTGCACGTTCTAATGCTTGTCGACCGCAACTCATGCCATCAAACAGACTTAATACATTTATTCCCATGATTGATAATTGGTTAATAATTTGGTTACCTTTTCGTTTTCTAATTCAATTTGTAACATTCTTGCATTGTTTTTCCGGACTATCATTTTCATTTGTTCAACTTGCTCTGATAACATATAAAAATGGTCATAAATCTGTTTTAATTTTTCATTCCTATCTATAACCTCCTGAATTTTGTCATTTAAGCCATTTTTAATGCGATATGAGAACACTTCACCATCAAGGTGACAGATTATACCAGCCATAGTTAATAATGCTTCAGAACTCTTTATTTTGTCTTGGAAGTATAAAGCGAATGCCTCAGCTTCTAATTCTAATTGTAAATTACTTTTCATAATTAAAAAGGATTAGTTTTTTTTTCATGTTCAAATGCATAAAGTTTAGGAAATTCAAAATATCTGTTTTTCTTCCAATCAAACTGTAAAACCATTTCGCCTCTCATAGCCACGCCTTTAGGCTTTGCCTTTTCTACTTTTATTAATACAATGTTATCCGGATAAGGTTGCCCATTCTGATCATTCATTCCATGCGGAGGTCTCCACATATTAATCCATGTCATCGCTTTACGCAATAGTGCCTGACCTCCTGCTGCTTCCCTTGCCATTGGCATTCCGTAATACGTATTGCCCCTATCATCTTTTTGAGGTTGCTGAGCCGCTGGGTGTAAAGTTATAATCCAATGTTTTTTATATTTCTTGCAATATCGCCTGACCTCACCAATTATATCCTCAATATATAAATCCTGGCGCCCATTATAATTTGACATTTCATGTTTTAACTCGTTATAAGGATCAGTTATAATTATCTTTTCATCCGTTACTAGCTTCATAATCTCAGGTATTGTATAACTTTTATCGTCAGAATCCACTACGTTAAACATTTCATCTATGTAATTAATAGCCTGGTGATATTCTTTATCTTCTACTGCGCCGGGAATAGATTTGTAAAATGGTTTACCTGTATATTTATGAATAAACTCGGCGTAAATATCTTCTACACTTCCCGTTTCCGGTGAATAAATTAATGATTTTTTACCATACTTGTAAGCCTGGTTAAATGCTAACTCAAAAGCAAATTCAGATTTTCCATGATGTGGAGCAGCTAAAATAAATGTAAATGATCCCTGTTTAATTGTGTATAACATATCCAGTCCGTAAAAGCCTGTAAGATCACCCAAAGGATTCCCTGTATTTCGCATCAGTTCTAAACTATCTGCGATATCTTTAAATTTTCGTATCAATTTAATACTCTGGTTAAGTGAGCAGGTAGTTGTTCGTTTTTAATTTTGTTTTCATCTTTAAACCAGACCCCCTGCATCTTTTGTTTCCAATTCTTAACTTGATTGTTTCTCGAATCCTTCCAATCATTTTCCTGATAATAATTAAATGCTTTTACTGCTGATTCTTTTGTGTATCCATTATCAGCGAAATAAAAAATTACTTCATCAACTAATGGATGTGTATATATTACCTTCTTTTCCTTTACTTTACTTTCCTTTATAGTATTACTATCGTATTTTGTTAGTAATACGTTCGTATCAGACCATCTTTTATTTACGCTTAAACGTGCTTTTTCTGATTTGTTTGTACGTTCATCTAATCTTTTTTGTACTGATAAACTGCTAAAATTATTACCATTAAAAACAAATAAATCAAAGTCACATATTACACTTATTACAATGTTTCTATCTACTTGCAATTCTAATGAAATACGTGCAAAATTACCACGTAATACGTTCGAATTTTGGTAAAGGTCTTCAATTACAGACCAATAAATACCATATCCTGTCATACCATGCTTAAAAATTAATTCCTTAATCTTTTCATCATTTCTGGCATTGTAATCATGGCTAAAATAAAATGTATCTTTTCCCATTTGATTAAAATTAAAAAACCCATAAGGTTTCATGGCATCGACTCCAATCCACCCTATGGGTTTAAATGTTTTCTAATAGCTTATTGTCGATGTCAGCTACCATTACAAATATATAAAAATTAATTAATTAAATAATATTTTTTAAATCTTGATTTAGTTTGATAATTAGTCTGCCATTCACTTCCAATCTTTAATCCTTTAGTTTTTAATACGCAAACTATTTTACGTAACTCAAAGGTCTTAAATAAGTTAAAACAATCCAATACTGTTAATGGTTGACCTGTCATTAAAAATGCTTCAACCTGGTTAATTTTGTAGTTCATACGTTTGATTTTAAGATTAAAACAATCGGGTTTTTTGGTTTCTTATAAAACCAGTAGT